CTAGAAATCTATAAATTTATTGAACTTATCTGCTAATTGTTCTTTAGCAAGTTTTGATACATGGGCGTACGTGTTCATGGTAGTTTGAATATCTTCATGTCCTAAACGAAACTGTACTTCTTTAAGTGATGCTCCCATTTCGATCAACAAGCTTGCTTGAGTATGTCTGAAACCATGTACGGTAATTCTAGGTAGTTTTTTCTTTTGTATTTTATCCATTTGATCTTGGATGTTTAAAAGCCATTTTCGTGAAGTATCAAGGCTCATTATATCGTGTGGATTTTTAGCATTAGTTTGACCGAAAATCAACCAATCATCAGATGGAGGAAGAACAGCTTCTTTCAATTCAAGAAGCTTATCTAAAGTACCTTGATCGATTGAAATTATTCGGCTAGATCCAACCGTTTTAGTGGTGTCAATTTCTAGTCCATTTGCTGTTCTAGTAACGGCTTTATAGATATTGACTGTTTTAGCCTTGAAATCTATATCTCTCCATTCAAGAGCACCTGCTTCTTGTTTTCGCATACCAGTCATAGCTAGTAATCTAAAAAAAGCTTGGATCTTTAGGTTTGGCTGATTATATAGTTCATCAAGAAACAATTTCAATTGTTTTTTATCGTAGAATGGTTCTTCAACAGTTGCTTTTTTCCTTCTTTTCGGTTTGCGTATGGCATCTGTAGGATTAGACTCTATTATACCAAATCGAACGGCGTATTTAAAAACTAGTCCTGTGTAATTCATCATTTTAGGAGCTGTATCATATTTATTTGCCCATTTATCCATTAATTTTTGAATTTTGATAGGCGTGATTTCAGAAATATATATGTCGCCGAGTTCTTCTAACACATGATTATTAAAAATTCTTTCTGTTTTTAATAATGTAGATCCTCGTACTGTTCTTTTGTATTCAGTCATCCATAAATCATATACGTCTTTATATGTTTTTGGTTTTTCTTTTTTTAATAAATTGTTTTCATATTCACTTTGCAATCTTGCGAGCGCTAATTTTGCTTCACGTTGAGTTTTAAAATTTCGACGAGTAGTTTTAACAGGCTTTCCTGTTTCAGGGTTGATTCCTAAATATGCTTGGAACTTCCACGCTTTTTCCCCGTTCTTTTTCTTATATTGTTCAAATTTAGCCAATTGAATCAACTCTCTTTCTCTGATACAATAGGTACTATAAAGAAGCCTATTGTTAGGTTTTATCATTTTTGCACAATCTAACTCTTGGCGGGGATGGATTGTGCTTTCTCTATATTAATTAATAAAATATGGTGTTAATAAATTAAATGAGGTGATTAATATAAAACTAAATAAAAAAGAAATTTCCTTAATAGAAGAGTTAGTGACTGAATTTTTATATCAACATCCTCAGCTTAATGATATAGAATATGACAATGAGGGTAATCCCTATGAATATAAAGATGGATATATTTCTTATGATTCTTACGGTCCAACAAAAATTAAGGAAATAAATCAGTTAACTTATAAGTTAAAATCTTTCACATAATAGTTGTTGAAAATATTTTTGATTCCATTCATCAAATTAGTACACTGATCTTTAGAAGTAAAACCTTGGTTGTAGTGAGAAACAGAATTTCTTATTAAAAACAAACCTCTTAAGTATGTTTTTTCCCTTTTTTTTAATTTAATGGGCTGTCTACTTAGATATTCAATGTAAATTTTGGCAGTCGCATCATCAGGGAAATTATTGTCAATCATACTATTTTTTTCTAAAATTAAATATAGTAAATGTTCTAGAATGCCACCTAGTCCAGCAGCGCATACAAACCATTTTTCGTTGTTGTAAGCATAAAGACATTCATCAAATTCTATTGTAAATTGTTCATTATTAATTTTTTTCAACATCTCTTCAAAATTGTATCGTTTAGCCCGAATAGTGGCACTATTAAAGTCAACTAATTCTTTTGAAGGGGTGGCTAATTTTTCAATACTTTTAGATTCTTCCTTAACCCAATATTCAATCCAATTAGCAACAATAGAAAAACCGTTTACTGAATTAATAATTATATTTGCTCCTATATCAGGAATAATTTTTTCTTCAATAAGGAAATTAATCTTTTCTAATTGATTCAATTTATAAAATCTTGGGCTTGAAGTTTCGCTAACTGCATCTATAGTGACAAATTCATCAGTGCTGCTATTAGTTGCAAAGAAAATCAGCTCTCTTTCACCAATTTTTTTGTTCCCTACTCCTATACACCAAATTTTAACGTAATTATTTTTCCAAAAAAATAACTCTTCGTCAGATTGTTCAGGTTCTATCAGAGATAGATGATATAAGTATTGCAATTTTGAAAAATAAAGAAATTCATCTTTTTCATCATCTATTGCTTGAATGGTTACTTTTTCCTCTAAAAAGTTTATAGTTTTCTTATTTATTTTTGGTTTCATTTCTACTATTTTTTCTTCAATTTCAGGTAATGTCATTTCTTCAGGTGATCTAGTACTTAAATTCGTCATGCTTATCCTCATTTCTCTGATACAATAGACACGTGAATAAGCCTATTGTGTAGGTTTGTTTTTTCTTAGAACACGCTCGCTTTGGTCGGTGGGGCGTGTTTTTTTATTTTACAGACTTTCGAAAACTAAAGTAGCTTGGATTCTATCGCCACCACCGAAACCTTTACTACCACCGTTTGTAGTGGAAATAGTGTGTAATCGATAACCTTTAGAACACTGTCTATTTATAGTGTTTTCAAGTTCTGATAGGTTTTGCGACCCTTTTCCTATAAATTTTTCTTTTAATACAACTTGCAATACAACGTAACTTGGCATATTCTTTTCCTTCTTTCTACTATTTATTTAACTCTAAAACGATCTCCTGGGTGCATTAAGAAATTATTTGGGTCCATACCATTTAATTGAAATAACCGATCTAAAGAAATTCCAGCTCGATTCAGAGGAACTTGTTATTGACTTAGAATCAGTAGCGCTTTGTTTTGTTTCTTTTGTACTAGTGGATATTTCAATGCTAGAAATATCCGATGATTCTTTTGTAGTTTCTTTTTTGTGAACAACCAACAATTAAGAAACTACTCAGCAAAACACCTAAAAGAGACACTTTTTTTCATTTTTTACTCCCCATTTCTTTGATAATAAGCTGTAAATAAGCCTACTATAGGTTTAACATCCCACGTCCACAAACTTTGGCGAGGGAGGGGGCGTGTTTTTGTATTTTAACGATTTATATTGAATGTTGATTCAGCACTTTCAGCAACTGTACTATAATCAGACGGATTATATAACACTCCGGTTTTTATCGTTACTTTTGTAATATCGTTAACTTTAGATGGATCTAAGTAAGCTAAACTATAAAATTCTTTACTTTCAGTTTTTTTGAAAAACGAGTTTGTTGTCATTGTATGCATAAGATCGTCTGAACTGAAATCAATTTGTTGGCCGTTATCAAGTATGGCGTGTGCAAGCCCATTATAACCATAATCTACTTCAGAATTGTTTTTAACTTTGAATGCAATTTGTAAACCATAAAAATTTCCTTCACTATCTTTGTGGTTATTTGCATCGTAGTAACCAGCAGCGCTAGGGTCAGCATAATCGGAATACTTGAGTAGTTTGATATTAGATATATAAATGCCGATATCACCAAGAGGAATATCTGATTGTGGGCTTGCCGTTCCAATTAATTCAATTTTGCCACTTGTATCTCTTTTTTCTTTGGTCCATTGACCAACTTTGAGGAGGGGGCCATCAACCTCCTGTGAATTTTTAGAAGACTGTGTTGTACTTTCTGATAACGTAACTGAAGAGTCTTTTTCGTTTGTTTTGCCAGTATTATCTACAACATTAGATTGGCTACATCCGGTAAGAAAAAAAGCACCAAATACTAACCCTAAAATCACTTTTTTCATTCTTTATTCTCCGTTTCTATGATATTATTTTTATGTAGGATCTTAGAAACGAGATCTTAGTCCGTGTTGTCGCACGGGCTTTTTTCTTTATAACTTTTTTAGAGATTATAGGCAAAATAGTAGGGCATAAAAATATATTATTGAATTCCGTATTTAGAAAATCCTAATTGAACTTCACCGGAAGTCTTTTGCTGTGTTGTACGCAATGCTTCTTCTTCAGACATTCCATTCTGTACTTTCCATGCAACAGGCGACATCCCGTATTTGTTAACAAAATCAGTAAGTGATAAAGTGTCAGCGTCTTGCTGAGCGCTTGTTTGTTGGTCTTCTGGATTTTGTTGAGATGCTGCTTGTTGTTCTTTCTGATCTTGACTGATAATATTGCCAGCATCATCTGTAGTCAATCCATTTTCATAAAGGGCCACGCCGAAAGCTTCCCACTCTTTGTTGGACCAATTTGCACGATCAGCTGGAGTTGACTGTAAAGTGCGTTGTTTCATCTGTTCATATGTTTCTTCTTGAGGTGCGGTTTGGATTGTACTCTGACTGGAGCTTATAACTGTTGGGCTAGGTTCCGCCGTAACTTGGTTGGAGCTTGTAACTGTTGAACTAGAATCTGTTTTAGATGTAGATTTGCTAGTAGATGAACTGGTTTCAGTTGTTTCTTTTGTTTTACTTATTTTTGTTTCTTGGTTAGAAGTGGCATCTGTTGATTCAGCTTTTTTATTATTTGAACAAGCTGAAAGTAGCAGAGCAGTACTTAACAACAACATAACGCTAACTTTTTTCATTTTATAATTCCTCTTTCTCGTTGTAATATGTGTGCTGACACGAGCTTTTTTATATAAGAAAACGATAAGCGCTTTCTGGAAGTCCGTAAAGATTCTTTAATTCATCGATTTTTTTAGGATATTGATCATTATCTTCTTTATAAAGAGAAACAATGAGATTAGCAGCAAAGCAATTAGCTTCGCTTTCAGATTTGCTTCTAGATGTTCTTGTTGATACATAGTAACTGGATAAGCCACGATGAAAAATAGCGTGGCCTAATTCGTGAGCGCAAATGTAGAATCTTTCCTCAGAGTCTCGCAGTTCATCATTTAAGAAGATTATTGCACGACCTCTAATTTCTTGAAACTGTCCTTTGGGATTTTCGATAAAAGGAACGTATTGAATTTTAATGCCCATCTTTTCACAAATATAAAAAGGATTAGCGGACTGGTATTTCCGCTTCAACTCCTCGACTAAATTAATCGTATCCATCTCCATAAGCTCACATCTTTTTGCCTTTTTCTTTGTCTTCTTTCACAATATCCCAGAAAGTCGCTATAAGGATATCTTTTACGCGCTGTATTTGTTCAGGTGTCAATGTTTCCCCACCATAAGACATATTAACATTTGAGTCTAGTAGTTTATCAAGTTCAACCACTTCCTCTTTTGTAGCCCATTTGGGAACATTATTATTTCCCAATAAATAATCAGTTGTGACACCAAAATAATCAGCAACTTTCTTTAAGTTCTCAGATTTCGGCGAAGCTTTATCCCATCTTCTTATTTGTCCATTAGAAATGCCCACCTGTCTTTCTACTTCTGCTATAGTCACATGCTTTTCGTCTGCTAATTCTTTAATCTTAGTAACTAAACTCATTATTATCAACCTTTCAAAGCTGAAAAGAAAATAAATAGCTTAAAAGTTATATTTTTAGTTGACAATTAGCTTTTAAGCTAGTATATTTAATTCGTAAGCTAAATTGTTAGCTAAATAAGAGCAACAAAAATCTCTACTAATTTAAAACATTCTCTCGGTCGGCAAACTTAGAAATGTTATTTTAGAGGCTTTTTATAAGTCTTATTTAACTATGTATTCATAATAGCTTAAAAGCTAATAAGTGTCAACGATTTAGCTAATTTTTTAGCTTACAAATTATTTGTTTAGAAAGGAGCTATTTTTATGTCTGAGAATTTAGACTTAAAAATTCGAGCGGAGATGAGAAAAAGAAGAATGACTTTCAAAGAACTAGCTGCGCTTGTTGGTATTTCAGGAGCTTATTTATCAGATATTCTAAACGGCAATCGTGATGGAAAGAAAGCACAACAGCATATCGAAACTGTAAAAGATATTCTAGGAATTCGATAGGGAGGAAGCAACATGAACCAGGAACTAATCAACAAAAGCGAGCTAGATTCATTACTTGTAGGATATGTGCCTAAACGCTATCTGACTCAAAAAGAAGCAGTTCATTATACAGGAACGTCAGCAGGAACTATTAACGAATGGGTAAAAAAAGGGTTGAAAGTAATCATCTTCGGTGAAAACAGCCGTCCGAAATACGACATCAAAGATATCGATGAATTTATGTCGAAATATAAAGTCTAAGGAGGCAAGCTAATGGGAAAATTCAACAGAGCACTAGTATTCAGCGCACCGCTAATCGTCTATGCTTTAGGGCTTTGGGGAAGCAGACAAGCATTAATCGGCACGATCGTTTACATGGTTTGGATTTTTATAGGGCTGGATGAAGCTGAGTATAGAGCGAAAAAGCCAGTCGGGAGGGACTGACTAATGGAGATTATTTATTTCTACAAAGATGAAGAAAACAATATCCCAATTGTTGTCGAGCATACTAATAACCTATCATCAAGTTTATTAAACACTGAAGAATTCAATGAAATGATAAAGCAATTTCCTGAAGCAAAAAACAATTTATACGTACTGGTTGGAAGAACTGAATTTAAATTAAACGCGTAACTGTTTTTCTATAAGTTGAGTTATTACATTGGATGCGATTGATTCTACCATGCTTATAGATACGCTTGAAAATTTAGAGATAATCGATTTTGTATTTGACCAAACTTTTTCATCACGGATTGTATCTAAAAATTTGTGACCTTTCCACGTAATCATTCCAGTAGAAAAAGATGCTAAATCATTATTTACCCATCTAGTATTTGATTTCAGAAATTCTGTTTCATCAAGTTTAGCAAGTGTGTATTTTATAGTCTCACTATCATATTTCGATAGTTTTTCAGAGGCTAAGAAGAAGTCTAATCGTAGAAAACTTCCAAAAGAAATCTCATCCTCGATTAGAAGGAGTATGTCACGTACGCAATCTTGATTTAATTTCATTATAAACACCACCAGTTTTTACCTAAATTATACCAAAAGGAGAGAAATAAAAATGCAAGAATTAGTAATTTTGAAAAATAAAGAAGCTGTGACTACTAGCTTGCAAGTAGCTGAAGCTTTCGAAAAGAAACATAAGCATGTGCTAGAAGCAATTGAATCAGTAAAAAGATCGGTCGAAAATTCGGCCAATGTTGAAGATGTGCTCAATTTTGAGCAGATGTTTGTAGAAGGAAACGAGCCGGACACGTATGGGAGAAGTCGGAGAGTTTTTTTCATGAATAGAGATGGATTTTCCTTGTTAGCTATGGGATTCACTGGAAGTAAAGCAATAAGTTTCAAACTCAAATTTATTGAAGCATTCAACGAGATGGAAGATGTCATTCGTAAAAATACTGTTCCTCAAACGATTGAAGACATGATGATCTACCAATTAGAAGAAATGAAAGATGTAAAAAAAGATGTCTCCATGCTTAAAGATACTATGCGAATTAGCGGACAACAAGAGTTTGAAATTAAGCAAAAAGGAAATATGAAAGTTATGGAAGTTTTAGGAGGTAAAGAAAGCCGAGCTTATGAAGAAATCAGCAAAAAAGTATTCTCAAAATTTTGGTCTGAATTTAAACGTACCTTTTCAATCCCAAGATATGGCGAGTTACCTCGTAAGAGATTCGATGATGCTGTTTCATTTATTGAAATGTGGTTGCCAGAAACTGCGATCCGTATGGAAATTGATCAACTGAACAGACAACAGAGACTTTTTGGTGATGACAATGAATAGAGCTGAAGCGCTAAAAATAGGCGTAATAATTGCTAATCGCTGGTGGAGACACAATAAACCAAACATCCTAAGCCAACAACATATTGATAAGCAAAAAGCATGGCAACAAATAAAAAGCGACTCCGCCGGCAAGCATTGAGTCGCAAACAAAATACATCTAAGGAGATGTTACCACATGGAAAAAGAACTTTCCACTCTAGATCAATATTTAACTGATCCCGAATGGGGCAAGTCGAAAATTGAAGGAGTTAACAATCGGAAAATCAGAAGAAATCTTTTGACGAACGAAGAACTAGCATGTGATCAAGATGATTTGGGGAATTTTGTGAGTATTTGGGATCATGTCTATCTTATTCATCTATCGAAGCGGTCCAGAAAACCTGAATACATCTATGTCATCGAAGATGGCTTGATTGATGCACTAGAAGAGTACGACAGAGATAACTTGATTGATATCTCTTATTACGGATCAGGTAAGAAATACATTGCTGAAATGGAGGCAGAATTTGATGAGTGAAAGCAAAGGGACAACGAACTTTGAAAAACTTTTTAGTCGTAAGTTAAATAAAATTCTCAAGAAAAAAGGAAATTTTGATTATTTATCTTGGGCTCACGCGTGGGAGATTATGAAAAAGAATGATCCACAGGCAACGGTAACTATTAATGAGTATAAACACTACAGGGTTGTTTCTGGAACTCATCAAGACTTTCTTGTTGAGGAATACAAACCTTTTCTTATGGACGAAACAGGGACTTATGTATCTGTCTCAGTAACGGTTAAAGGACACACGGAAACCGAGTTATTTCCTGTTTTAGATTATCGAAACCAACCAGTTGTTAAACCAAATGCTATGCAAATCAATAACTCATTGAAGCGATGCTTTGTGAAAGCATTGGCTCTACACGGACTGGGATTATATGTATTTCAAGGGGAAGATATTCCAACACCACCTAGAATCGATACAAAGAAATTAAACATGCTAGAGACGATTCTAGAAGCTTTCAATGAGCAGATGGGTAAAGATATGACCAAAACCTTAATCGAATATGTTAATGAGCAGACAGATAAATTAGGGCTCTTAGCTGATAACGTTGAAACTATTGAACAGTTAAGCTATGAGCAATGTGCCTTGATGGAGCGAGCAATAGCAGCTAAGAGAAAAGAATTAGATAAGAAGTGATATGAGTGTTTAAACCATTAGTCGATTCATATTCTGCGGTTCTGAAAAAGTTCAAAGGAAAAGACATAGGTGCAACGATCAATGAAGAAGTGAACATTGATCGACTAAAGACGATGTATGACGGCTACGATGGCGATCGAGTCATTGAAATTCGTTTTATTGATCCTAGACGTTTCACTGTACAGCAACGAAACTTCATCTATGCGCTCATAGGCGATATTTTCATCGATACAGGCATGCCAACGGACTTCTGGAAGGAATTCTTCTACTTCCGTTTCGAAGGTGTCACAGGGCGCAAAATAAGCCTCAAAGACGAATCGAGCACAACCGTGAGTGATGCCAATATCTTAGCGAATATCATCCTAGATTTTATCTTTGAACATCATATTCCTTTCAAAGAAGGTTATGAGATTTTACCAGCGAATCAAGAATATTACTTCTACAAATGCATCACAAAAAGAGTCTGCTGCATCTGTGGCAAAACAGGAGCTGATATTGATCACTTTGACAAAGCTTTAGGAAGACGAAAGCGCAAAGAAGTTGATCATTCAGAGTACACATTTGCAGCACTCTGCAGAATCCATCATACGGAGAAGCACAAAATAGGTGTGATCAATTTCAAAAATAAGTATCAAATCAAAGGGATCAAGTTAAATCAGGAGACAATCAAGAAATTAAGAATCGGAGGATAAAAAGTGGATCACAGAAGTTATTACGCCATCATACCTGCAAATGTTAGATATGACGATTCTTTGATACCTAGTGCAAAACTTCTTTATGGAGAAATCACAGCTCTATGTAATGAGAAAGGTTATTGCTGGGCTAGCAATGAGTACTTTGCCAATCAATATAAAGTAAGCAAACCAACCATTCAGAATTGGCTAAAGTCACTTGAAGAAAAGGGCTATATCTATAGAGAAGTTAAGTACAAAGTGGGTAGTAAAGAAATCGAGGCTAGGTATATAAGAATTCTTGGTGGGGGTCACCAAGAAAATTTGGTGGGGGGTCACCAAGAAATCTATCAAGATAATAATACATCTATTAATAATACATTTAATAATACAAAAGAATATATAAGAGACTTACCGCCTTCGAAAAAATCGAAGGCTAAGCCCATCCGTCATAAATACGGAGAGTATAAAAATGTTCTTTTGTCAGATGAGCAGATGGAGAAACTCAAAATAGAATTCCCTAATGACTATCAAGAACGAATAGAACGGCTATCTGAGTATTGTGAATCATCTGGTAAGACTTATAAAAACTATTTGGCAACTATTCGAAGTTGGGCAAGGAAAGAAAAAAGTGAGCCTAAGAATGCAAGTGGTGCATACAAGCGCACAGGACGACGAGAGAAGCTTCCAGAATGGGCAATCGACCAAGAAGCCTATCAAAAGAAAAAAGCGCTAGAACGAGCTAATAGACAATCAAAAGCACCATTCTAAGAGGTGGAAAATTGAAAATCGATTATCTAGAACTGATCAATGAAATAGCAAGTTACAAAACTGGTGAGGAAATAGAGATTCTGAGAGACGTTTATGAACAACTTGATGAAGCTGGAATCGAACGAATTAAGAATGATCGTTCAAGTTGGAGTAAACTCAGATACTATTTCGCACTTTATATCGATGCAACACAATTAAGAAATTTAGCTTATACAAAATTACTATTTGTTGATTGCGTTAAAGGATTGCAAAAACATCTTAGTGAACTTGAGCAGGTGTAATCAGATGGATCTAAAAACATTTACAGCACAGATCGAACTAATGCATCAAGAAGCTTTAAGACAAAGCGCCTCGTACGAAGACAAGTGGCTCAACACGTTCCATGGTGGACGTGAGAGCGCACTTGATCAAGTACTCAAATTATTGAAAGGGGAACGTCGGGATGGATAAGAAAGCGGCAATGCAGCGAATTATCGAATTAACTTATTCAGAAGATTGGCAAAATGACAAAGAAGCTGCTTCGGAAGTGATGAGACTTGGAAGAGAGATGTGGGCAGACAAGAGCAACAAGCCAAGACCGCGAAAAATCGCAATCTGGCATGGCGACAAAATTCTAGTCACAGGAACTGCCCAGCAGTTAGCAACTCTCACAGGATTGCACGAGAAAATCGTGAGAAAGAGAGCTAGGTGTGGATACACAGACGTTAAGAAGAGAACGTTTAGGTACGTGGAGGAATCATCATGACAACAGAAGAAGTGATTCAAATGCGAATTCGAAGCCTTCGGCGTGAGATTGACGATCTGGAACGAACAAAGGCAGTGATGGTCAATGAAACGGCTAGAAAGGCAATCGATTTGCACATAGAGAGTTTAAGAAGGGAAATTCGTAGATTGGAGGAATGATCGTGGAAAAGAAAGCGACAATGAAACGAATTGCTGAATTAACCAAGTCAGAATCTTGGCAGGAAGACAAAGAAATAGTTGCAGAAGTCCAAAAGCTCGGTAAAACAATGTGGACTGAAAAACCCAAACGGAAAACGCCGAGAAAAATTGCAATTTGGCATGGTGATCGAATTCTAGTAACAGGTACTGCTGAACAGTTATCTGAAATTACTGGATTAAGCAAAAACATTATTTGGGATAGAGCTAGGAACTTATGGATTGATTCAAAAGGACGACAATTTAGGTATGTGGAGGAGAAAAAATGCTAGACATGAAAATCGAAGATTATCGAATTACAAGTGATTCTAGAAACATTGTCTTATCGAAGGTAAGACGAGACGAAGAAGGAAACATTCGCTACACCGAAGCAAAAGAAGAATCACGAGCAGATATCGGATACTTTCAAACGGTCTCATCGTGTTTAAAGGCGATACAGCGCGATTACGTGTTAAGTGAAGAAAGAACGATAAAAAGTATTATCGAGTACAAAAAAGCGTTAGAAAACATCACTAGACAGTTTGAACAGGCATGTGAGATTGAGGAGGAGAAATAATGGACGAACTAATCACAAAAGTAGAGCAGTGGGCTAAAGACAAGGGACTGGATCAAGCAGATTCCAGCAAGCAAATGTTAAAAACGATCGAAGAGATTGGGGAAGTTGCCGCTTCCCTAGCTAGAAAAGATGAATATGGTTTAAGAGACGGAATTGGAGACGTAGTAGTAACCTTGATTATTTTAGCTATGCAAAATGATATGGATTTGTACGAGTGTCTGAACCAAGCATACAACGAAATCAAAGGACGCACAGGGAAAATGGTAGATGGTGTATTCGTGAAGTCGAGTGATTTGGAGGAAGAGGAATGAATATTAAAGTTTATTTAAAAAGAAATTTGGCCAGGTTTCCTCGAAGCTGGGATACAAATTCCTACCCATTCGAGGTAGAAGAAGAGAGCTATCTAATGTCTGCTAACATGATAGAAATTACAAGAGATGATGCGGATGAGTTTGATAAAAAAAGATCATGTTACTTTGTTCCGAATCCAATGTATACGGCTGTAATAGAAGATTATCATATATCCGACAGATTTATTCTGATTGATCTAGAAAGGCCTAAGAAACGAATTAAACAGTATAGACGTTGTGGATTTTCAACAAAGAAATGGTGATAACAAAACAGAGGTGAAGAAAAATGAACAAAAGACGCCGCAGAGTAACAAAGCTAAGAAAACAAGAATTGAATGTAGCAAAAGCAAAGTTTGAAAAAGAATACGGAGTTTCTGCAGAAGAAGCATATAAAGTGGCAAGTCAGTGTGTTGCTGATGCAAGTGATGCTATTCGTAAGTTTGGAATTTCGATATTAAGTGATGATCGTAAATGGGAGGAAAAAGAATGAAACTAAAAGACGGATTTTACGCTAGTAGTCATGGTATCGGCGGTTTAATGCTAGATATGCCGACAAAGAATCCTAAAACACGCAAGAAACCAAAAGTCAAAGTCGGTGACATGGTTCGCTGTGAAGCAGAAGAGTTCATCTATCCATTTCGTGGATATGTAGAACACGTCTATAATCACTCAGCGATCATTCATATTGAAAACACGATGGAATGTGACAAGTGGTTAGCGAAAAGCAAAGAGAATTTAGCTGTAGCGAGATTGGTGGATATTGAACTAATCAATGACAAATAAAAAAGCCGGATCGCTCCGACTGATGTAATAAATCCGACAAGTTTATTATATCACATAAAAGGAGCGGTTTGACTTGATGCAATTGTTACGAGAGGTAGATTTCAAACAGACAAGATGTAATGCGAGAGATGTGCTGAAGAACTTTCGGCGTTTGGAGCGGATGGCAGGTCGCTCTTTGATAGATATTAAGTCGCCGATTATTACGGATATGCCGAAGGCACCGAAGCACGGCAATAAGGCAGAGGATGCGATCATTCAGATGATGGATATAGAAGCGGAGAGAGACGCGATTTTAGCGGCTTTGATGGCTCTTAGTCTGATTAGCCGCCAGATACTCTATTACAGCTTCTGTGACGTCAATAAGCACTCTAATTATGAAATAGGACAATTGATAAGAGGATACGGAGAGAAGAATGTAGAGAAGCTGAAATCCATCGCATTGATCGAATTTGCAGAAGCATACAAAAAAGGCGTGTTAGTTCAGTATCGTTGATTTTGTAGGGTTTTTGTAGGGATAGTGTAGGGTTTTTGAGCAGTTTAACGTGATATTATGATAGTGTCGAAAGATTAGTGATAGGTCTGAGACAAAATAAAACGCAAGGGAGGAAATCTCCCTCATCGTTGTAATTAAGCTTCGATAGACAGCAGCAAATAAACTAAAGGATGTGGGGTTCAGCTCCTACAGTTAGTTCATGTGTTGCTGTCTATTAATTGCAACTCTTTCGGTTTTATTGAGTATTTACTCAACTTAAAAAAACTGTTGTTTGTAGATGTAAGTTGTGCCTATTATACATAGTAAAAAATGATATAATAAAAATATTACGAAAGGGGTGAGAGTGCTTGGAAGACAAAATGTATTTAAGACAAAATGTTTTCACAAAAAAAGATATTGAAAATCAAATTAATGGATTTATACAGAAATTAGAAAGTGCAAATTCTTATTTGATAAATAAGGAACTAAATAAAGCTTATGACCAGTGGAAAGAAGTATATGATGAGTTGAAATCGATTCAAAATGAAACAAAATTAGTACGGACGGAGAAAAAGAATACAAATAGTTTCTTTTTTGATGGATATGCTATATTGATGTTGGAAACTGTAGCAAAACAAAATATAAAAGCTTCCAAAAAAGAACTATCTGACAATATTGATAACGCATTAGCCGAATTAAGGTATTACGTTATGCAAATAAAAGATGTTAGGATCACTCATTGAGTGGTCTTTTTATTTTACACAAAGGAGGTAACAACAATGTATAGACCACAATACTTAGAACAGAAGTATGAAGTAATCACTGTGCAAAATGGTAACGGTGAGATAGTACGAAAGTATAGAAGACCAATAAAGAGCGATACATATAAACGAAAGGAAAGCAATGAAGTTATTCCATTGTATGGCAAAAGAATAGCTAAGCATTAAATAAGATTGCGAAAGGAGACGGAACATGACCGAGGAATTCTATAGATGGCTATTACAGTTGATAAGAGAAGATCGTATGGTTAAGTTCTATCAGTCTCCTAAATGGCGCAAGCTTAGAGAGAAAGCGATGAAACGAGATCACAATGAATGCCAAGAGTGTAGAAGACTAGGTAAGTATCATAGAGTAGAGAACGTTCATCATATAAAAGAAGTCAAGGATAGACCTGACTTAGCTTTAGATTTAGATAATCTTATTTGTTTATGTGTTGAACATCATAATGAAGTTCATGGCAGATATCTTACAGCATTGGATAAACAAGAGAAGAAGATAGAAAGCTTTGCTAACTTCGATGCAAGTGAAAGGTGGTAAGTATATGATCATCAATGACAATGGCAGAGAGTATGATACAGAAAAGATTGAAGAGTATTCATCTTATACACAAGGATTAATTAAACGTTTGATATACGTTCGCTATGTAGGTATTAGGGATCTGTTATCAGATAACTGTTGTAGCAAATACAAGGTGAATCAAGTAAGAGAAGCGTTGAATAAAGATAATAACGTTGAAAGAATAAAAAATGTTTTTGGATATGGCATTGAAGAGATTAATTATTACATTGACTTCGCTGAAGCTTTCATTCCGATGGTGAGATAACCCCCCCCTTAAAATAAATCGCAATTTTTTTGGGGGTAATGAAACGGAGGGGGCTGTCAGGAAAAGAGATTTTTTCGAACTTTATCATGAAAGGAGGGCTAAAATGTTTAAAAACGAATTGTCTCAAAATCGCTACAGAGAAAAATTACGCCGCTCTTTAATAAGCCAATTGGAAAGTCAAAAAACAAATATTGAGCCATTCTTAGATAATGTTGATCGTTATATCAGTTTATGGGAAACGGCGATATCACTGGAAGAAGATATATCCGAGAACGGTATTAGATTGGAGAATGGTAAAAAGAATGAATCAGTAGCGTTGCTTGTTTCTGTCAACAAACAAATGGGATTGATGTTAGATAAACTTGCCATTACTCCTGAATTGGTAGGTGAAGCAAATGAATCAATTCCTGAGCTATAAGCATATTGAAAATTGGTTCAAAGCTATAGAAGAAGGCACTATCAAGGTATGCAAAGAGCAATTATTGCTAAAAAAGTATCTAGAAGAAAGAGTCTTTACTAGAGAAGATATTTACTTCGATAAGCAAATGGTAGAGGATTCAATCAATATTCCAGCACAATACTTTCCATTTGAATTAATTCCGTGGGAAAAATTTCTACAATGTTTTATTTATGGAGTCCGATGGAAAAAAGATAAAACGTTAGTGTTCAATAGATATCTTTCATTAATGGGACGTGGTAATGGTAAAACTGGTTTTGCTTCTTGGAACAATTTTTTCTTGCTGACTGCAAAACACGGTATTAAAAATTATGATATTGATATCTATGCCAATAATGAAAGCCAAGCAAAGACTAGTTTTGATGATGTATTTAAAGTAATTAAAGATCATCCTGATTTAGATAAAAAAGTATTTAAAGCTACGAAGAAAGTTATTCAAAATATCGCTACAAATAGCAAACTTCGTTATAACACGGCAAACGCTAGAACAAAAGACGGGAAGCGACCAGGTGCAAACCGCTTTGATGAAATTCACGAAAATGAAGATTATTCAATGATAAATGTGGCTACTTCTGGTGGTGGTAAAATTCGAGATTATAGAGAATTTTATGATACAACTAATGGTCATGTTCGTGGTGGTCCGCTTGATGACATTATAGAAGAATCAAAAATGATTCTTTCTGGAGAACTTGGAATTGACAAGGATGGAGCAGAATTTTCTAGTTTGTTTCCATTTATTTGTCGCTTGGATAACGATAATGAAGTTGATGATCCCGACATGTGGGAAAAAGCTTGTCCAACTATTAATTACAATGCAGATTTAAAACGGAAAATGTTTCAAGAATACTCTCAAATGCAACGTAATGCTGGTTTAAGACTTACGTTCATGACAAAACGAATGAACAGACCTATGGAAGATACACGATTTGCTGTCGCTTCATATGATGATGTTCTGCATACGAAAGAAAAAGAATTTCCTGAAAAAATGGATGAAGTGATAGGAACAGTCGATTTTGCTGATAGACGAGATTTTGCCAGCGTTGGGTTGCTAGGAAAATATGATAAAGATGTTTATTTTACACAACATACTTTTATCCACGAATCAGCCCTTCGATTACAAAACATCAAACGAGAGGTTATAGATATTTCTATAGATCAAGGAAAATCACAGATCGTTCATGGAAAAAATATAGAAGCTGATTATATTGTAGGTTGGTTTCTTGAAATGAGTAATAAATATTATATTAAAAAAATCGCTATGGATATGTACCGTGCAAAAATATTGAAGCCCGCTTTAGAAGAAGCAGGTTTTACTGTGGAAATTGTTCGAAGCGGATCTGTTACACATGGTATGTTAAAAGATCTGGTTGATGACCTTTTTATTAATCAACGTTTATTTTTTGGTGACGATGCGATTATGCGTTGGTATTGCATGAATGTATATGAAGAGCATATTTCTAATGGAAATATACGCTATGAAAAAATAGAACCTGAAACTAGAAAAACGGATGGCTTTTTTTCATTCCTTCATGGTTTGAATTTTTTAGATGATATTTATGATTCTGCTCCTGTAACAGTCACAAATAGCTCAGTAGAAAATACAGGAACTGGATTTACTCCTCTAGTATTCTAACTTGAAAGGAGGTGAGAAAGTGGGGATTTTTCAAAAGGCGGTAGGATACTTCACAAAAAAAGCAACAGTTCCTTTAGAAGAATATTTTTGTAAATTGCAAGTTGATTTTGTGTATCGAAAATTTGCAATTGAAACTTGTATTGATTTGATTGCAAATGCGATGAGTAAAGCGGAATTCAAGTCATATGAAGATGGAAAAAATAAAAAGAATGATCTTTACTATAGGCTGAATGTAGCTCCTAATAAGAAAAATAATGCAACAGAATTTAGAAAAAAACTGATCAGGAGATTAATATTCTACAATGAAGTATTGATCGTTTCTCCGTCTAATAATTCTAGCGAAATATTTATTGCGGATAGTTGGGATGTCACAGAGTATGCATTAAAAGATGATGTGTTTTCTCAAGTGCAAATTAACAACATAGTCCTTGATAGAGAATTTCTAGAAAGTGATGTTATCTATATAAAATACGCAGATCAACAAATTAGGCAACTAGTCGATGCGTATTATCAAGCGTATGGGAAACTCATTTCTAGTGCCATGAATGTTTACAAGCGTTCTAACGCTCGTAGATACGTACTGAAAGGGAATTTATTCCGACCGCAAGACAATACAACACAAGACCAAATCAATAAAATGATGACATCGCAGTTCAAGGCTTTTATGGAAGCTGATAATGCAGGTGCGGTATTTCAATTACAAGAAGGATTCAATTTAGAAGATTTCAGCGGAAACTTCCAAAGCAATTCAAGAGATATAAAAAACTTAATAGACGACATCTTTGAGATGACAGCAGCAGCGTTTCACGTTCCGAAAAACCTACTAAAGGGAGACATGAGTGGGTTATCGGATCAAGTGGACGCTTTTTTAATGTTCGAAATCATTCCAATTGCTGAACTTATTCAGGATGCGTTTAACGCTAGTCTCTATGAAGCAGAAGAATACTTGTCAGGGAATTTTGTACGTGTTGATACAACTATGATCAAGATTACTAGCTTCAAAGATTTGGTTGACGCTATTGATGTAGGCATTAGAAATGGGGTATTTACAATCAACGAAGGAAGAGAACGCGTTGGAAATGATCGCTCTGATAAGGCGATGGTAGATGAAATATTTATAACTAAAAACAATCAACAAGTATCGAAAGGAGGTGAGGCGAATGACGACAATGAAAACATTTCTAGCAGTAAAGAATGAGGGCGCAGTACCGCAAATTTTTATTCAGGGATTTATTGGTTCTAGTTGGTTCTTTGAAGGGAATACTGACAAGGGAATCAAAAATATTTTGGATAGTCTAGGTGATCAAGAAGAAATTGAAGTAGTGATTAATTCAAACGGTGGAGACGTATTTCAAGGGATTGCTATTGGGAACTTACTTAAGTCAAATAAAGCAAAAGTTAACGTTGTGATTAACGGCTTAGCCGCTAGTGCTGCTTCAATTATCGCAATGGCTGGCGATACTATAAAAATCTACAACAATGCACAATTGATGATTCACCGCGCTTCCACATACGGAGAAGGAAATGTCGATGATTTCCGCACGATTGCTGATCAATTGGAATCAATTGATAAATCGGTAAAGGCTTCATATAAAACACGATTCAACGGTACAGATGAAGCATTGCAAGAACTTCTTGAAAAAGAATCGTTTATGGATGCAGAAACAGCTTTGAGTTATGGATTGGTCGATGAAATTATCGATGCAGAAAATAGCGCAGGTACTGAAGCTAATAAAGAACAAAGCGTTGAAGAAATTTTGAATGACGTTGAAGAAAAAAGAGCAGAAAAAATCGCTGCATTTACAGCAGCATTAAATAAAACATTTGGACAAGGAGATGCAAAATAATGACAGTTAAAAATTTAAAAGGTGTAACAGCTGCAAGCGACCAATTGATGAAAGCTTTTAAAGATGGTAACGAAGAATCTTTTAGCGCAGCTATGGTAAGTTTATCTAAGGAAATTCAGGATAAAATTTTAGAAGAAGCAACAGCAAAAAATCAAGATCAATTAGTATTAATGAACCGTGGTCAGCGTGTACTAACTACACAAGAAACAAAATTCTATAACGAAGTAGTGAATAACGAAGGTTTTGCAGGAGTTGAAGAATTAGTACCAGCTACTGTATTTGAACGCGTATTTGAAGATCTAGAACAATCTCATCCACTATTGCAAAAAATTACTTTTGTTAACACAACTGGTGTAACAGAATGGATTGTGTCACGTGGAGTCAATCCAGCATGGTGGGGTAAACTTTGCGAAGCTGTTAAAAAAGTTTTAGATAATGGCTTTGACGTAATTAACATGAAGCAGTTCAAGCTATCAGGTTATATTCCTGTATGTAAGGCAATGCTTGACTTAGGTCCAGTATGGTTAGATCGTTATGTCCGTACTGTTTTAGTAGAATCATTGAGAATTGCATTAGAACAAGCAATTGTTGATGGTACTGGTAAAGATATGCCAGTCGGAATGATGCGTGACATGAGCAAACAAACTAGCGGAGAATATGCTGAAAAAACAGCAGAACCTATTACAGCTTTAGATGCTGCAACTATGGGCGGTCTGATGGCACGACTATCAAAATTCAATATCGAAGGTGTAGATGATCCTATTTATCGTAATGTGAATCCTTCTGATGTGGTCCTAATTGTGAATCCAACTGATTACTGGTCTAAAGTATTCCCAGCTAAGACTGTACTAACTGCTAATGGAGAATATGTACAAGTATTGCCAGTACCAGTTTCAGACTTGCAGTCAACAGCTGTGCCAGAAGGAAAAGCAGTTATTGGGGTAGCTTCAGATTACTTCATGGGTGTAGGATCTACGCTAAAAATTGAAGCTTCAGATGAATACCATTTTGTTGAAGACGAACGCATTTATCTAGCTAAACAATATGCAAACGGACAACCTAAACGTAATGATAGTTTCATTGTATTAGATATTAGCGCTTTGGGAACTACTACTACAACTACAAAACCAACAACCACAACAACTACAACACAAGCGTAGGTGATCAGAATGAAGTATATTCTTTGTCAGCCGGCAATCAATCGGTTTAAATGGGAGCTTGAAGTTTGTTTAACTAATCTGAAGAAACTAGGAATCAAAGATATCGTATTGCTTTTCAGCAGACACGATGATCAGATTCCTATTTTTTTTGAGAAGGAATATGGCGTTGAAGTTCATGTGTACGATGATCTGCGGGACGACAAAGAGTATATTCCTTCGATTAAACCATATTTATGGTGGAAATATTTAGAAGAAGATCATTCGCGTGAGGACGACCGATATTTCTATATCGATTCGGATGTCATTTTCAATAAAAGAATTAATTTGCGCAAATTGCCTTCTAAAGATGATGTTTGGTATTGTAGCGACTGCTGTAGTTATCTAAGTCTTGATTATATTAGAAGCTGTGAAAACGGAGAAAATATTCTAAAAGATATGGCAAATATTGTAAATGTTACAGTAGAATCTTTGGAAACTATAAACACTAATTCAGGAGGCGCACAGTGGGTTATTAACCGTCCTAAAGCTAATTATTGGGAAAAGGTTTATCTGGATTCTAATCGGCTATATCGCTATCTTAGAGGGCAAAAAACAAATGTACAGATTTGGACAGCCGAGATGTGGGCACAGCTTTGGAACATGATGTATTTCAATATTGGTCCTAAAGTTCACGAGGAATTAAACTTTTGTTTTGCTACTGATCCAATAGAAAAATTTAAAGAAGTAAAAATCTTGCATAACGCTGGAGTAACAACAAATGATGAAGATTTATTTTTCAAAGGGAGATACGTGACTTCCACGCCTTTTGATGAAGATTTATCATTTGTAAACAAGAAAAAATGCTCTTACGCATATGCTAAAGCAATTAAGGCGGTGGTTAGATGACGCCTGAACAAGTGACTGAAGAATTGCTAACAGCTGTGAAGGATAATATTTACGTTACCTGGAACGAAGAAGACGAGTCAATTAAAAAGATGATAGCTAAAAATGCCGTTTATCTTCAAAGTAAAGTGAGTACAACTCTTTCTTTTTCTCCTGAAAGCTTAGAATACGGATTGCTAATCGAAAGATGTAGATACGACTGGAATCGTGCTTTAGATGAGTTTGAACAAAATTTCGCTAGTGAGTTATTAGGTTTCATTCAACATTATGCGCTACAAGAATATATTGCAGGTGATGGGAATGGCGAATAATCGTAGACTCGAAGAAACGTTCAACGATGGATGGTTAAAGGTTTTGACGCAAACCACAAAAAGAAATGAATTAGGAAAAAAGATTGGTGTAGAAGATACAGAAATCACTTCTTTAAAATTTAGAAATCTTTCCATGAGAGATAGCGATATAACAGCTATGGATGCGATGGGATCGAAATTAACTAAGAAAGTAAAGACTCCATTTCATCCAATCGCCAAGAAATTTAATAAAGATCAATATTTTATCGTAATCAATAGTATGCGTTACAACGTTATCTATGCCGATTACGATAATTTTTATATCTATTTTTATCTTGAAAGTGTGGGTGAATATGGTGATTGATAATTCTAAAGAAAAAGAACGTTTAAATAAGCAAATTTCTGCTATCAAAACTTCCTTAGAAGAACATTTTAAGCTAAAACTCTTTCAAGACTCTGTTGGCGAGGATGAGCTACCTGATGATTTTAATTACTTCATTCTCGAAACAGGAGAAATAGAAATGATCACTGAACCAAAATATAGCGTGGGTCAAAATCTATATCTAACTTTCTATTCAGAAAATAGAGAAGATTTAACAGGAGATTCACTAGATATTATTTCATTGATTCAAAATCGTTCGATTCGTTTTCAGAGAATGGATCCCAACCATTTAAAACTAGAGAATCAAGATCGCTATATCGATCAATTGGTATTTACGTTTAGACGATTATTGAAGAGTGATTGTCATGGCTAAAAATAGTTGGGAGCTAAAAATAAATGGACATGATGAACTTCTTGTGCGGATGGAACGCTATTCAAGCGAGAGCGAACGACTGATTAACGAAGCATTGAAATCAAAAGGTTCAGATATTGCAGTGGATAGGATTACGGAAAAAATTCCTGTTTCTGAAGCAGATTTAAGAAGAGGGCACCAACACGCAAAAAATAGTCGTCCACTAAAGACTCAATATATTAATTTAGGTTTCATCATTAGACCTACAAGAAAATTTGAGTATTTAAAATATCCTGATTTGGGGATAGGTACTTCTAAAAGAAATCAGCCAGACGAATTCATGAGAAGAGGATTAGGTCTTGCACTTGATCCAATTACAGAACTTCTGATTCGTCAATTCGATAAATTAAATAAATAGGAGGAACAACAATGGCTAAAACAACAACTGTAGTAACAACGTTCGATAACGTGAGTATCAAACGAATTGCTTTTAATTTTAAGAACGCAGAAAATGCAATCGCAACAGATTGTAACGGACAATTAGATGGCGAAACAGAAATGCAAACGGTGGTTAAAAAATGTGGAGCGACAGAAGTAAAATCAAAATCTAAACCAATCAATATGACGGTAACAATTACTGCGCATGTACCAATGGAAGTTTATCGACGTTTCAATGGATTGAGACAAGATGAGCGTATTAAACCAGGTATTTACTCTTACGGTCCTGATTCCGTAGGCGAAGATTTCTCACTTGCTGCAGAGATCGTGGATGACTTCGAAGAAAATAGCAAGTTAGTTGGTATGTTAGCATGCACTTCGAATACAGGATTAACATTCTCTATTGAAAATGGTGCGGATGAAGTAGCTGCGTTAGAACTAGAAACAAAAGTTATGCAAGATGAATTTGGTAAATTTTATCATGAAGCAATTGTTGCAGAACTTGAAGAAGACTTAACAGATCAATGGATGACGAATCTATCTGCTGATGTGATTAAAAAGAGTTCAACAACCACTACTACAACGACACGAGCTTAAATATAAAACGGAGGTAGCAAAATGAACGAAGATTACTCAAAAATTGAACTAAACGATGGAACAATTTTGAATTTAGAACCTAAACTGAATATCAAGAAATTATTGATGATCAATAGAGATTTTAACACAGACGAGTTTGCAAAAATGACTGTGGGAAAAGGATCCATGGATATTTCTGTTATTCAAGGTGCAAAGGCTGTGTATATTGCTTACCGCCAAGCGAACATGACTGATTATATTTCATTCGATGAATTTATCGATAAATGGGATTTTGATATGGCTACTGCCAGCTATATTTATCAATTGATGATGTTCAAACAAGCACGCGATGCTTATCAAAAAGAATTTGAAAAAGCAAATAAGGAAAAAAAGCTTCAAAAGTAAAAATGCCAAAGCTCTTAGTTGAAACGTGGGTCGATGTCTATTCGATGTTGACCGACGTTTTTTCTATGCCTTCAGATTTGGTTTTAAGCGATATCTGTTTAGATGACATTTTGCAAATGGCTTACAACAAGAGTGCTTATGAAGGATGGAAAAACTATGCAATAAACCAATCTCAGAAAAACTAAAGAAAGGAGGTAAAAAATGGCTAAAAAGAGAACAGAAGCAGAAGTAACATTCATAGCTAACGATGACGGATTGAAATCTACGTTAAAAGAAATCAGTGCTGAATTAACTAAAAATAGAGCAGAATTAAAACTAGAACAAGCTCAATTACAACAGACTGGTTCTGAATCAGACAAGTTAGGAAGTAAATTATCTTCTTTAGAAAAGCAGTATGAATTACAAAGTCAAAAAGTTGAAGTAACTAGTCAACGTTTAGCCAATGCCAAAAAATATTATGGAGAAAATTCCACCGAAGTTCAGAAACTTGAAAGAGAACTGATTAATCAACAAACAGCACAACAACGTTTGTCAAACGAAATTGATAAAACGAGTAATGCACTAGCTCAAGCAAAAGGCGAAATACAGACGTACGAGTCTACAATGCAACAGTTGGATAGTGAACAAAAAAATGTTCAAGCTAGTGCTTCTCTGATTGAATCCGAATACAAAAAATGGCAAGCAACTGCTGGTCAATCAGCTTCTGAATCCGAGAAATTAGCGAAAGCCCAAGAATATGTTTCTCAACAATCTGAAAATGCAGAGAAAACGATAGATATCCTGAGACGACAGTTAGAAGCTACACAGTCTGAGTTTGGCGCTACATCCACAGAAGCAATGCAGATGGAGGCGAAGCTTAATGATGCTGAACGTGAATTTGAAGAGTTAGGACAAGCTGCTAAAAATGTAGATACAACTAACTTGGACGATATCGGAAGCAAAATAGATATGAATAATCTAATGGAAGCTTCTGACGTTTTAAGCGACATTGGCGATAAGCTTACAGAATTAGGGAAACAAGCAGTGGACTCTGCTAATAGTGTAGGTAGTTCCCAGAGTAAAATACAAGCTAATTTTGGTTTGACTAAACAAGAGGCTGAAGAATTAACGAATGTAGCCAGAGACATTTATTATAAAGGTTTTGGAGAATCGTTAGATCAGTCTACAGATGCATTGATTTTGGTAAAGCGTAATTTAGGCGATTTAAATAATCAAGATTTACAAAATATCACGGAACAAGCTATGGTCCTAGAAAACACCATGGGCGCTGATATGGATGAAACGTTACGTGGTGTAAATGGCTTAATGGTCAATTTCGGCTTGAGCGCTCAAGATGCAATGGATTTAATGGTTTCGGGTACTCAAAACGGTTTAGATAAAACGCACGAATTAGGCGACAACATGGCAGAATATAGCCAATTATGGAGTCAAATGGGATATTCAGCTGATGAAACGTTCGGAATGCTTCAAAATGGTTTAGATGCGGGTGCTTATAACCTTGATAAAGTCAATGACTTAGTTAAGGAAATGGGAATATCGTTAACAGATGGTCGATTTGAGCAAAACATGGATATGTTTAGTGAAAGTACTAGAAAAGCTTTTGAAGAGTGGAAAAATGGCGGAGGAACACAAAAAGACGTTATTAATTCCATGATTCAAGATTTTAGCAATATGGATGGTCAATACGACCAATTAAATAAAGCTTCTACAATTTGGTCTGCACTTGGCGAAGATAACGCGATGAAAGTTGTCCAATCTTTGACTGATGTTAACCATACATTTGATGATGTTAGTGGATCTGCACAAAAAATGAATGAAGATTCTACTACTCCGTTACAAGAATTAAACGGAAAAATAGCTGAATTAAAGGATTCATTAGCTCCTATAGGCAACACAATCATAGATGCACTCGAACCAGTAATTGATTTTCTAGGAAAGATGGCTGATGCGTTTAATAATCTTCCACAACCAGTACAGGATTATGCCGTAGCGATTGGCGGATTGACTGCTGCATTTACTTTATTAATGCCAATAATAGTTGGCTTCATGGCTCTAGGTGGTCCTACTACATTAATAATAGGAGCAGTTATTACTGCTATTGCTGGAGTTATAGCAATTATAAAAAACTGGGGTGCAATTACTGACTGGTTTAAGGGAATATGGAGTAAATTCACTGATTGGTTGAGTGGTACTTGGGAAAGTATAAAAGAAGGTGCCTCATCAGTTTGGGATGGAGTCAAAGAAACCTGGTCTGGATTTGTAGATTGGGTTCAAGATATTTGGCAAGGAGTTTCTGATTGGTTTGGAGAGCTATGGAGCGGATTAGTTGAAGGAGCTTCCAACATCTGGCAAGGAGTCCAAGAGACTTGGCAAGCATTCGTTGATTGGGTTTCAAATATTTGGAACGGAGTCAAAGAAGTATGGTCGATTATTTGGGCAGACATTGTAGGAATTGTTCAAATACCATGGACCTTAATAACGTCATTGATTCAAGCCGGTATTAATATTATCGTGGGTATTTTTGATGTAGCTGGACAGTTATTAGGCGCAGCTTGGCAAGCTGTTTGGACACCTATTTCTGATTTCCTTAAAAACACTTGGGATACTATGACACAATGGGTAAGCATCGCTTGGAATGGAATTGTAACTACATTCCATACTATATTTGATCCAGTAGTGGCATGGTGGAATGGTATATGGACAGCTATTAGTACTACGGCTTCAAATATTTGGAATTCAATTAGTGCAACAGCTTCTAGTATTTGGAACAGTATCAAGAATACAATCACTAGCTTGGTACAAGCAGCTGCTACAGTAATTCAAAATATTTGGTCAACTGTATCTAGTTGGTTAGGTGGAATTTGGAATTCAATCAGCTCTACAGCATCAAATATCTGGAATAGCGTGACTAGTAGTATAAGCAATGCTATAAACGCAGCTAAAAGTGCCATTCAAAGTGTTTGGAATAGTATATCTTCGTGGATCAGCGGAATTTGGAACGGTATCAAAAACACTGCTTTGAATCTTTGGAATGGAATTACAAGCACTATTAGCTCTAAAGTAAACGATGGAAAAAATGCAATTTCAAGCGGTTGGTCCAATCTAACAGGTATTGTTTCCGACATATTCAATAATGTTAAAAGTACAATTGCTAACATTTGGGAAGGTATCAAAAAGACTGTTAGCGCTCCAATTGATTGGATTAGAGATAAAATCAGTAGTATCTTTGATAATTTGAATATTTCTATACCACATATTCCGTTACCACATTTTAAATTGAGCGGAGAATTCAATCCATTGAAGGGGAAAATCCCAACGTTGGGTGTTGATTGGTATGCGAAAGGTAGTGTGTTTAATTCTCCGAATATTATCGGTGTCGGCGAAGCAGGACCTGAAGCAGTTTTACCTTTGAAAAGATCTGTGCTGCAAGAAATTGGTGATCGTATCTTGAGTAGCACCTCAGTTTCATCTAGGGCACAAACGATTCAACCTGTGAACAATTACGAATTCAATTTCACAATTGATGGTAACGCAGATGAGGTTACTATGAAGCAAACAACTCAACAAATCATTGATAGCATTACAAAAGTTCAAAATGATAATGCTTCGGCATGGCGTTAAACAGGAGAGTATTTCTCCTGTTTTTTTAGTATTAAAAAGGATGTGAAAAAATGACTGATTGTATACATTCTATAATCGATGGATTTCCTGATTATTTGCATAAATTGGCTTTAGCTGAAAGACCAACCATACCTTCTCCAAAAAGACAGAGAGTTGAAACTTCTGTTTTAGGAAGGTTAGGTGGCTTAGTACAAGATTACTCGTTTGAAGACATGTCGTTTACATTGCACTATAACTATTTAGAGGATGTGGAAGACCATCAAGCGTTCAAGCAATCGTTTTATATCATGCGTCATTGGTTAAATTATGCAAAGAAATTAGAATTCTCTGATGATCCCAACGTCTATTATGTTATCCAGACTATCGATATTGGGGATGCAGAAAACGATATTGTTGAATGGGGAGAGTTCGATGTAAATATTACTGCGAAACCATTCGCAAGAGTTCAAGAAGATGTACCTATAACCGTAGATAAACCACAGTCATTTAACTTGCTGAATAATAGTTTAGAAGAAAGTTTTCCAAAGATTATCATCACTCCTTCAGCTACTTCATGCCAGTTCATATTAAATGATTATGTGTTTAGTTTTGAAGGCTTAGTAGTAGGAACTGACGTAGTCATTGATAGTGATTTGATGCTTTGCTACGAAGAGCAATCGGACGGAGATATTTTAGATCGGTCCAACAAAATGAAGACCATGCAATATCCGACATTGCAAGTGGATATTAATTATTTTAATTGTACTGGTTTGAGCAAAATACAAATTTATCGTAATGGGTTAAGGTAGGTGAAATAGATGATCGATAATTTAATAACTATTTACGATAAAAACGACGCGAATAATTTAGCTGAACATTTATATGATACGCAAGGTTTAGGCGCTTTGTCAGACTGGTTAACAGCTACTGTTAGCAATAAATTAAACGGAGCCGAGATATTTCAGGGTACTTATCCAATAAGCGGAACTAATGCAGACTTGATTATAGAAGGACGTATTATTCAGTGCTATGTAGATGAAAATCGAGCAAAGCAACGTTTACGGATTTATTATGCAAAGACTTCCGTAATAGGAAATACGATAGAAGTAAAAGCTGAACCTATTTTCAATGATATAAGAAAATCGGTGTTGAATAAATATGACAGCGGAACAGAAAAGATCACTGCTACTCAGGCATGGCAAAACGCAAAAGCTTTAGCGAAACCAGTTATTCCTTCGCAGTTTTCTTTCACATCATTAGTAGATACGCTTGCTAATGTGAAGATAGAAAAGGCGAATTTTTTAGAATTCTTTGGTGGAAAAGAGGGATCTATTCTAGATCGATTTCATGGGGAATTTCTAAAAGATAATAACACATTACGTCATGAAAAAAGGCTAGGCACGGATCATAAAATCAAAGCGATTTATACTAAAAACTTAACTGGTCTTGACTTAGAGATAGATGCTCAAAGCGTTTTAGTTGGAGTTTATCCATTCATTAGCAGTTCTTCAGAAGGAGAAGACGAGATCACTCTACCAGAAGAAGTTATTTTCACGGATTACGTGGATGATTATCCTGCTGGATATGTTTCTTTTGTTGATTTTAAAGACAAAGCGACTGATGTAGCCACATTAAGGGAAGCTGCTAAAGACTGGTTGAAAACAAACATAGATAAACAAAAACCACAAGTGAGTGGTTCGATTGAATTAGTACCATTGAGACATCAAAGAGGTTATGAAAAATTTGTTGATCTGGAAAAAGTTTCGATGGGTGACGGAGTAGATGTGTATCATCCACAGTTAAAAGTGAATATGTCAGCAAGAATTGTGGAATATACGTTTAATGTTTTAACTAACTCATACGATAAATTAGTTGTAGGAAACGTCAAAACAAACTTCTTAGAAAATACAGAGAATAATGTAAGCAATTTGATTAATGATGCCATTGATCAATTGAAAAATGGTGGCGAAATCAGTGATTTAATCAATGATATTGTAGATCATCAAACTGATATAATTACTGGCCAAGATGGTGGGTATGTTTTATTAGATCCTAAAGAAGCACCTAGTCGTATTTTGATTATGGACACGCCAGATAAGAATACCGCAAGGAATGTTTTACAAATCAACAACGCGGGTATTGGTTTTTCTAAAACTGGTATTAATGGAACATATGAAACAGCATGGACGTTAGACGGCGTGTTTAACGCTAGTTTTATTACGTCTGGTGTATTAAAGGCTATTAATATTGAAGGGGTAACGATTAAAGGTTCTACAATTACAGGGGGTACAATAACCAGTCAAGGTACAGATTTTACTACAGAAATCAAAAATGGGGATATTTCTTGGAAAAGAAACAGTGATGGGGTTGTATATTTTAAACAAAAACCAGAAAACTTTACCAGCGGAAGTACAACAACGTCAAATATCAGATTCCAATTATTAGATAAAGCACAAGGGTTTACCGTTAGTAAGGGTGATGCAAGATTTCCAGCGTATTTACTTAGTTTTAATGATGGTACATTTGGTGTTAATACGTCTACATCATTTGATTTGATGGCAGGTAGCAGAAATGATGGTACTGGTGTACCATCGAACATGGCAAATGTTAATGGTTACCATAGTATTGGGGTAGAGTTATCTCACAAGTATAATGGTAAGTTAACGATAGCTAACGTTCGATCTACTGGTTTTAGTGTTACTGGTGGTACTAAAAATGCCAGTGTCTCTACAGAACATTATGGTCAAAGACTATTAAATGCCTATGAAACACCAGAAAATTATTTTGCCGATTATGGGGAAGCTGTAGTAGGAAAAGACTGCATTGTTAATGTGCCAATTGACCCTATTTATGCAGAAACAGTTACGCTTTGTTTGTATCATGTATTCTTAACACCTAATAAATTATGTCAATTCGCGGTAACAGAAACTACACCAGAGTATTTTGTAATTGAAACTGATACACCTAATGTATTATTTTCTTGGAATTTAGTAGCACACAGAAAAGGTTTTGAGCATCAACGTCTAGAACTTGATGACCATGATTATAATGTGCACGAATACGACCAAAATGAATTTTAGCAAGGAGGTATATAAATGGCTAGCAGTTTATATAATTTGGCTTTAGATTTCAGCAAAGAATTAAACTACACCAAAGCTATTATGGCTCGTCAAGGTGATAAAGGGATCACGGTGACTGTTAAACCGTTTTTAAATGGCTTGCAGATGGATACGAGCGGCGGAACATTTACTTTAAAAGGAACTACGCCATCTAACCGTTACGTAGATAGTGTCGCTACTAGTGTAACTAGTGAAGAAGTCACATTTTCTCTTGATGGCACATTTATGAGTGAAGCAGGGTATTATAAACACTGCTATGTAGAATATAGAAAAGACGATCAAATTTTAACGACGCAAGATATCATTTTTTTCTCACTAGGAGTGTCTGACATTTCGCAAGGCCAAGCGGATGAATATGTTTCGCAATTAGAAGAATTGATTCGAAAGTATAATGAAACTTTTGATGCTTTTATGGCTGAAATTAAAGGTAGAGTGGATAGCTTAAATCAACAGATTACTGATTTAACTGGTCAAGCCAAAACACTACAAGACAAGTTAGATGCTCTGAAAGAAGAAATTTCTAAGTTAGGTAACTTGCAAGTGATGTACAGTAACAGCATCGATTTCGGGGGCTATGATTATTCGGGGAATCCGAACCTTAGCGCTAAACTTAATGCTTCAAGTTTTTCATATGGTACTGGCGGTACTGCCGTAGATGATGGTGATGAGATTGTGTTTACCTTAGACGGTAAGAGTAAGTTAATCAAATATAAGGTAGGTACACAAGTACCACTAATTGAAGGTAAACAGTACACAATTAGTGGTGAAATCATGTTAGAAAGTGATTTTATTGGTGACCCATCAGGTCTAAGACTACAACAGGCTTATGCTGATGGTGGTGTGGTAACGTTAGCTACAACAACAATACCTACATTAGAGTTAAACACGTGGCAAAAACTCAGTGGTAGCGCAATAATAAAATATGCTTCTAATACACCCAAACAGTGGTATACCGTTTTTATAAATACGATTAGTGGTAACCCAACAGGTAAAGTTAGACTAAGAAAAATTAAGATTGAAGAAGGTTCAAAAGCAACACCATATCAGCCAAATTTACTTGATGACCCTTACTGGGTAAGTAAAGCTCCTTTGGGCGAGAATATCGCAGACCCTACAAAAACCTTTCCAATTAAAGCTAGCGGATCAACACTATATCAAGGTAATATGACAGAACCTTTTGTTGTAGGAGAAACTTATACAATTACCATAAAAGGAACAAAACCATCAACTCAACTCTTTAGAGTTTTCAACCCAGGTATTTCGGGTTATGGTAACTTGTCACCCGTAGAAGGACTAGCTGATGTATGGTCATTAACTTTTACACCAAATGAAGTAAGTACTGACCCTAAAATACTTCAAATAATTCAAACGCCAAATGCAAGTGTTGGCGCATGTCAAATCGACTGGCTCAAGATCGAAAAAGGCGACACCCGAACCCCCAATATTGAGCAATATAAATACCTAGGAATCGGCATGCGAGACTCAAATAATCCAAAAGACTATGTATGGGATCTAGCACCAGAATATGTCGAAGACAATCTTGCTACAGATGTTAAAATTTCTGAAATTACTGGTAAAGCAAACAATTATACCGATGGGAAAGTATCGGAGATTAATTCGCAGTTGACTGCTTCAATTAATGAAGTTGATAAAAAAGTAACTGCCAATACGAAATCAATAACCACAATCAACAGCACGCTGACTGAAATGCAAAAACCAGTGAAATATGAGGCGTGGTTTAGCGGTGGCACTGAATTGAGACCAGCAAACGCAAATTCTAGATTTAGAGTAAGTGAAGAAAGGTTAACCATTGGTACAAAACTAAATGTTGCTATGAATGAAAGTCCTTTAGAGTGGAATGCTGATCGTTGGGAAGCAACATTTACTAGAGAGTGCAGTATTTTAGTTGATGTACAAACTATGGTAGAATTTGCTGATCAATGGGGTACGTATGTTTATATCAACATGTGGAAGGATACTAATCAAACTCAAACATGGGATACAGGTTACGGTATGGGTATTGCAAGTGGCGCTAACTTTTGGTTTAGAACTGAATTGAGTGTATCTATGTATTGTATGAATGCTAAAGTTGGCGATAAATTTTCAATTGGTCTAGGAATGGCTTCTGGGAAATCTTTGACAAGCGCGAGAATACACAAATTACACATTATGGAATTATAAAATTTCCAATTAATTAAAAACTGCTACTAGCGTACTCAATCGAGTACTTTTTTTATTTTGCAATGAAAGGAGGCTAGTTGGTTGAAAGACGAAGCAATACAAGACGTGGTAGAACGCTTAGTACGTATTGAAACGAAACTGGATAATTACGAATCATTACGCGAAAAAGCGGAAAGCGCAAAAGATAGAGCGGATCAGGCATATTCTATTGCACTTAATAATGCAGAAGATATCAAAGAAATGAAAGCCAATAATAAATGGTCGTGGGGTTACATGATCGGTTTAGGCATTACGATCATTGGCTATTTCTTGACTAAATTGTAAAGGAGGTGAGAAGAAATGATTTTACCCGATAAGTATTATCAAGTTATTAAATGGACAGTTTTAACAGTATTACCAGCTGCATCTGTATTAGTAGCGACGTTAGGGAAAGCGTATGGATGGAATGGAACAGATATGACAGTACTCACTATCAATGCAGTATCAACATTTTTAGGCGTTATCACTGGTGTGTCGGCTTATAATTTAAAAAAATAGGAGGAAACAAATGAAGAAGAAAATTACTATTACTGCGATGAGCCTGTTAACGGCTCTTTTTTTATTGCCAATTAATGGGTTCGCCTATACGATTAACAATGAATTTAATTTGGGCTCAAACGAAGGTAGCTCACAAGTAGCAAATAATCAGTACATTTTACTGCATGAAACGGCTAATGAAACAGCAACAGGACGCAATGAAGCGCAATATATGCAACGTTCATGGACTAGTGCTTACACTGCTTACATTGTGGGAGACGGCGGAATTGTTTATCAAGTCGGTCAACCTGGTTATGTACAGTACGGTGCTGGTTCGTATGCTAATGCTAACAGTCCTGTGCAGATTGAGTTACAACACACACATGATAAAGCAACGTTTGAGAAAAACTACAAGGCATACGTTGAATTGGCTAGAGATTCAGCAATAAAATATGGTATTCCATTAACATTGGACACGCCTTATAACCAACCAGGAATCAAATCGCATTTATGGGTAACACAAAATATTTGGGGCGATCATACAGATCCTTACGGTTATCTTTCTGAAATGGGCGTAAGTAAAGAAAAATTAGCCTATGATTTGGCTCATGGTTTTACCGATGAAAATCCAACTACTTCGGAGGATAAACCAGTCATTGATCCAACTAGAGCAGGTGCTGCAAATCCTACACTAACAGATGGAACAAATTACGCCCATATTGATCAGTTTGGAGAAATCGAAAACGCAAACTTGCATGTGGCTGGATGGCACATTGCTAACTATAAATACGAGTATATTTTCATTATGGACTACAATACTGGGAAAGAATTAGCTCGAGTAAGAGCTGATGGAATTTATAGACCAGATGTAAACCAAACCTATGGCACTTATGGAAACGTTGGTTATCATGTATCGTTCAATATGCGTAATTTTCCTAATAAGAAAGTCTATGTAATGATGCGTGCAACGAATGATCCAGAAGGGAACACTAAAGGCGGAGCACAAGATTTTCATGATAAACGCTGGTATTTAAATATTCCGAAACAATAAAAAAATAGCCCCTCGTTGAGGGGCAATACATAGCTAATTTTGTTTGTTTTTTTGCCGTTGCTTGGCAGCTTTTGCGACGGCGGCGTATATCTCAGCAGTATAACTTGCATATTTCTCTAGTTCTTCATGATGTCCATGGATAAAGATAATAATTTTTTTTAGTAAAGGTAAGATTTGTTTTAAATTGGAAATCATTATTTTTCCTCCAAATTTTTAATTGCTTTTTTTAATATACGTTTCATAGGAGAAAACATAGAAGCATTTTTTAAATCTTCTTTAATTAATTTTATAGCTAATTCTTTTTCATTAAGAGAAGGTTGATCTTCTAGAATACGATCAGCTCGTTCACTTAATGCAATAGCTTTTTCTGAAAATACTTTTTCTATGTCTGCTTTGTCATTAGAACTTAAAGGTACAGCTGCCTTGGACGCAGTAACCATAACTTCATTTGCAATAACTTTACTCTTTTGATGAATATCTTCTAACTCTAAATTTTCTTTTACCAACAAAGTTCACCTCAATATTTTCTATGAATAAATTTGACGCATAGATTTTCTATATCTAAAATACTATAAATTTGAATATATTCCAATATTAGTTCATCAAAAAAAGTTTTAAGGATATAATGAATCATTACAATGATCAAGGAAGATGATGGTGCAGTAAATGATGTGCGGATTTCTGATATCTATTTGACATTATAAATAAAAATAGCCCCTCTTTTTGAGGGGCAGTACATATAAAACTAAAAAATAATCGTCTTTTATTATATTATTGCTATAATAATATGGAGGTGATGTAATGGGCAAATTAGTTGGTCTTTTTAAAAATAATAAGTTTCAATCTTTTTTATGTGGTGTTTTAGGAGGTTTTATAGTTTTTATTGTATTTGGCATTGATTGTAGTCTGTCAGGTTCGCTTGCAGAATGGTTAAGTGCCCTTGGGACAATAGGTGCTGTCTGGGTTTCATTATGGATTGTTTTTGATGAGAAAAAGGTCAATGTTTTAATAATAGTTGATAAAACTCGCGAGCAAAACAAAAGTGAATCCACGATAATTGGTGGGGATTTTAAGTATGTTGAAGCGTATGCGCATAATTATGGTACAAGACCAATTGCTATTTTATTTTTGGGTTTTAGACCCCAAGGTGCTGATAAGGATGATTATATTAAGAGACTAGACGATCTCTTAGATAATCCAGAAATCGAATTTATTCCACCTGGAAATCTAGGAAAAAAACATCAAGAAAATATTGAGTATTTATTGAGTGCAGGACAAAGATATGTAAACGAGGATAAAAGTTTACATCTGGAAGCGGTCTTTATCGATATTCAAGGAAAAGAATATTTAAAGGATATCATAATAACTGGTACTTTATAGTTAGTAGAAACCCTCAACCAATCATTCTTGACTGAGGGATTTTTCATTTTTTCTGAAAAAGTTAAGAAAATAATAGACTAAAAAAGAACCATGTGAGATAATGAACATAGAAAAAAGCTTCAGATACTCCCTCACCCTAGAGTCTTTCCCCAAAAAGATAAGTATCTGAAGCTTTTTTCTTTTTATGACTTGGAAATAATAGCATAAAATGATATCTTTTACAAAGAATAAGTACAATCTAGTTTTTTGCTATTAAATGTGTAATAATAAATATGCCATCACAACATGAAGAATAAAACCCATTATTATATAGTCTATGTCCATTCTTTTTGTTTGCAGTAGTTGTGATGGCTTTCCGTACTTAGCTCAGTTGGTCAGAGCAGACGGCTCATAACCGTCCGGTCGTAGGTTCGAGTCCTACAGGGTACATTAATGTAGCCATTTGAATCGTTCTGTGTTAGAATTTTTTGAAGAGTATTATACAAGCTAAAGCTTTTCTCCATTGCCACTCAAATGAGTGGCTTTTTTATGTATCCTTTTATGGATTAATGAAAGGATGTTTCACATAGTTATACTTCTGTATATTTGAAAAGTTTTACTTTGATTTTTAAATGGAAAGACATTTGGGTTATATTGTGAGATAATAATAAAGAAGAGTTTAAAGCGTTCCCCAAAAACCACTCCCCCATAAGTGTGTTACGCTTTAAACTCTTTTATATTTGAAGCCATTAAAAAGCATACCATATAACTGTAAAAAATAATGGAAAAAAGACTTATAATTGGAGTGATAGTTAATTAGTGACTTATTTTTGATTTTATAGCACTGATACTATAAAATATAGATATCATCATATTACACAATCTTAATACTAACTTAAAAATATCTCCTTTCATAAGTATGGTGATAAAATCCATTCCGGGCTACCTTTTTAGGTAGCCTACTTTAATCTTTATACCTTTCTGGATCAACGAAAGTATACTTTATATAGTCATAACGCCGATGATCGCTTCGTGCGTCTGGCACGTCAGTCACGACATCAAACAAAAAATATACGTCTTTCTTCATTCTCGTTTTCGCAGCAGGGATTTTAAAGTAGTTCTTATTAGAATAGTAGAGATTGATTAATAAGCTATCTTCGATTGCTAAAAAGAAAACTTCTGAATTCCATACTTTATAAAAATCTTTGATAAATCTATTCGAAGGATCGAATTTAAACCATAATTGTGTCTCATTAAAAAGCATAACCATTACTCCAATCAGTTTTTAAACTTAGTTTCTACCTCTAATATATATCGAGTTTTTATTTTGCCTTCAGAGAATACCGTTTCTTTTTTTGCAGTTACAGGTTGTTTATTTTCGGAAAAAGCTAATATAGCTAAAATTGAAACATCCATCTGGAATTTATCTTTTTCGTTGCTTTGTTCATAAAAATCTGCATATTCATCACTGATATTTTTTCTAATAAATTCTTCCATCAT